TGTCATATTCTACACAGGTTATGATGGGAATGGAAAAAGAATCAAAGGAAGGGATAATCAGTTCAAACCATATTACTTTATCAAAACAACAAACCCAACAAAGTTCAAGACATTCCCCGATGGTCAAAATGTAGAAAGAATTTATGCAACATCTGTTAAGAAATTTCATGATGAGACATCAGCATATCCTCCAAGATTTGTCTTTGGAAACATCAAGAATGCTTCTTTGTTGCAGTTCATAAGAGAGAACAAGCTGTATGACAAGTTTGACCCATCAAGGTTGAGAAAGTTCTTCTTTGATATAGAGGTGTTCTCTGACAAGGGATTTCCAGTTGCAGAAGAAGCAAATCATCCAGTTGTTGCAATCACTGGAAGAGTTGAAGGAGAGATATCGTTTCATCTTTGGTATTTGTCAGATGATTTTGAGTTCTCAAGAGATGAATGGTTTTTCTCAAAATATCCAGAGTTGAAACAATTCAAGACACTTCATGCAGTGAAAGACAAAGTGAAACCATTCAAGGAAAGGTTTCTGTCAGGACTACAAAAGATGCTGGATGATTTGCTGATGAAGAAAGAGGAGATGAAGAAGGAATTTTTTGAGAACGAAAAGATTCGTGATGAATTCAAGTATTGGTTTATTTATGTTGAAAAAGAAGAAGAAAAAATAAAGAAAATAAAAACTGAAATTGAAAGAATCAACAAAATTGAAAAATCATTTAAAGAAGCTGAAAGAATTAATGTTAAAAAATTTAAGAGAGAAGAAGATTTACTTGTTGATTTTTTCTTATTTCATGTTAGAAATGAAATTGATGTTTTGTCAGGTTGGAACAGTGAATCATTTGACTTGCCATATTTAATCAATAGAATGGAAAAATTCCTTCCTGGATTTTATAAAAATTTGTCGCCATTTAAAGAAGTTGACAAAAGAACAACATTTTTAAATGGTAAAAAGAAAGATATTTGGGAAGTGTATGGAGTTGAACATATAGATTTATTGGAAGCTGATAAAAAGTTTAGAACAAATAAAAGAGATTCATACAAATTGAACGATGTATCAATTGCTGAGACAGGTTTAGGAAAGGTTGAATATAATGGCTCTCTTTCTGACCTTTGGATTAATGACAAACAGAAATATCTTGAATACAACATTGGTGATGTCGAATGTCTTGAAGGAATACATGGAAATCTTGGTTACATTGATTTGATTTATTCAATAGCTCATTATAGTAGAACTGCACCAAATTGGTTTCCCTTCACAACATTCATTTGGGAAGGTCATATATTCAATTCTCTTCTTGAGAAGGGATATGTAATAAGTGGGAATGATTCAGATGAGAAGAGAAAGATTGCTGGGGCATTTGTCAAAGAACCACTTGATGGATTGTTTGGATGGGTCATGTCTTTTGATTTGACATCTCTTTATCCTTCTATCATTAGAATGTGCAACATGAGTCATGAAATGATAGTCAGAAAGGAAGGATTGAACATCATTGAAGAAACAATAAAAGGTGAATTTGATTATTCAAGATTCAAGGAAAAGAATGAAATTTGTATGCCAACTGGATTAGTTTTTTCAGGAAAGGAAAAGGGAATTGTCGCAGAAATAATTGAAGACTTGTTCATTCAGAGAAAGAAACACAAAAAAGAATCTTTTCAGTTCAAGAAAGAAGCTGACAAAGAAGAACATGACATGGTTAGAAAAAGAGAACTTGAGAACAAATCAAAGATTCTTGATGTCATTCAGTTGGCAGAGAAAGTTCTTTTGAATTCATTCTATGGTGCAACTGCTGTCAGTTCTTTTGCATTATTCAATATTCATTATGCTGAATCAATAACAACAATGGGACAGATTTGTAACAGGTATTGTTCTGACAGAATTAACAACTTCTTGAATGAGATATTCAAGACAAAAGATGTTGATTACATCATTGCTGGCGATACGGATTCAATCTATGTCAATGTTCAAACCTTTGTTGATAAGAATAAAAATTTAAAGACAGATGAAGAAATTGTAAATTATCTGAACAACATAGCAGAAAAATTGATTGAACCAAAAATTGCTGAGATATACAAGGAGATGACAGATTATATTGGTGTTTTTGAAAACACTATGCACATGAAACGAGAAGTCATTAGTAATGGTTCTTTTTGGATGGGTGCTAAGACATATGCAATGCTTGTTTATGATAATGAAGGTAAAAAGTATGACCCTCCAAAAGAAAAAATCATGGGGATTAAAGTCATTCGTTCTGACACACCTGTTGCTGTCAAAGGAATATTAAAATCTTTCATTAAAAAAGTTTTGCTGAATTTAAAGATTGACAAATTCATAGAGGAATCTAAGAAGGAAATTCTTTCATGGGATTCATCAAAGTTGAACAAACCATCTTCAACAAATGTTCTTGATGATTATTATATTGAAGAAGGAAATGACAATTTTGATTCTACAAAAAAGGGAGCACCAATGCCAGTCAAAGGTGCAATCAATTTTAATTACCTTTTGGAAAAGTTAGGTCTTCAGGAAAAGTATCAGAAAATAGAACAAAGTGACAGAATTTTCTCAGTGTATTTAAATCCTTCAAATGCTTATTCACTTGAGTGTATTTCATTTCATGACAAGTTGCCTGAAGAATTTCACTTGGAGGAATACCTTGATAGATTTAAAATGTATAATGTTGTTGCAGGAAAGTTCTTTGATGATGTCCTGAAAAAGATTAAAAAAGAAAATCAATTGAATGGTTATGACAATGATTTCTTTTAAAAATAAATAAATGTGTGAATATAAAACTAAAGGAGAAAATGATGATAAAGTACAGAATTGATGAAAACAAGATTGTGAAAGTTGAGGAAAACATTTTGCAACCAAATACAAATAAACAATTAAGAGCATTAATAAAAGAAGAAATAGAACAAAAAGGTAATATTGCCGATTTGAATCATATTGATATAAGTAAAATAAAAGATTTGTCATATATTTTTAAAGATTTAGAGTTCAATGGTGATATTTCAAAATGGGATGTAAGTCATGTAACAATGATGAGTCATATGTTTGAAGATTCAGAATTCAATGGTAATATATCCAAGTGGAATGTTAGCAAGGTTGTAAGAATGGATGGAATGTTCATGTCATCAAAATTCAATGGTGATATTTCCAAGTGGAATGTATCCTCTGTTAGATATATGAATGAGATGTTTGCACATTCAAAGTTCAACAGGGACATTTCCAAATGGGATGTAAGTAGTGTTTGGTTCATGAAAGATATGTTTTATAATTCAAAATTCAATGGTGATATTTCCAAGTGGGATGTAAAAGGTGTAACAACTCAAGAAATGAATCGAATGTTCAAAGATTCGCCATTAGAAAAGAATCCCCCAGTTTGGTATAATGGATAGTTATAATATGGTTGAAATTTTCTTTTAAAAAATAAATAAATGTGTGAATATAAAACTAAAGGAGAAAATGATGATAAAGTACAGAATTGATGAAAACAAGATTGTGAAAGTTGAGGAAGGAAATGAAATGTTGATTGACCCTAATTATTTAAAAGGGAGTTTTTATAATGGTGACATTGTTGTAAAGGAAAATCATATCAGAAATGGAAAAATTTATTTTGAACATGAAATAAAATCTTGTAAAAATATTATAATAAAATCAACAAGTATAACATCTCTTGAAGGTTTGCCAGAAACAGTATACCAAAATGTTATTGTAAATTTTAATAAAAATCTTAAATCTTTAAAAGGATTTCCAACATGGGTTGAAAGGAGTATTGATGTATCTTACAATAATTTAACATCCTTGGAATATTTACCAAAAAAAGTAGGAGAAAATTTTAGTTGTTCACATAATAAATTAGTTTCTTTAAAAGGAAGTCCAAGTTTTGTGAAACTTGGATATTATTGTGACAATAATGATTTAACAAGTCTAAAAGGATGTCCAAAAAATATCAGACACACTTTCAACTGTTCTGATAATCAATTAACAAGTCTTGAATATTGTCCTGAAAAAGTTGGTGATGGTTTCTATTGTTCTGATAATAGAAAAAAATTTACAAGAGAAGAAGTTATAGCGGTCTGTGATGTCAAAGGTTTTATTGTTGTTTAAATATTTTCTTTTTAAATAAAATAGATATGATTTAAACTTGTTATTTGTTGGAGGGTGGAATGATAAAAGTTGAAAATTTAAATCAGATGTTGATTGTTCTCTCAAAGAAAATTCTTGAAGAAGGTATCAGAAGAAAAACAAGAGGATATGATTGTATTGAAATTCCTTATCCTGTTTTAATTGAAATGAAAAATCCATGTGATAGATATGTCACAATTCCAGAAAGAAAATGGAACAAAGTTCTTGGGTTTGTTGAATCCCTTTGGCTGGCATCTGGAACAAATCACATGTCACTTCCTGGAAGTTATGTCAAAAATATGTATAACTTTTCAGATGATGGAAAATTCATGAGAGCTGGGTATGGCTCAAGAATCCGTTCTTTTAATGGAGTGGCAAAAGATTATGAATGTTCAAGACCTTTGGTTGGTTCTTCATGCATTGAAGACATTCGTGAAGTTGACCAATTAAAATTTGTTATAGAAACACTCCTAAAAGATAAAAATTCAAGACAGGCTCTTATAACTATTCACGACCCAGTAAAAGACTGTTACACGAAAGATGGAGAGCTCAAAATAACAAAAGACCAACCATGTTCAAGAAGTCTTCAGTTCATGATGGTTGATGGTAAGTTGAATCTAACTTCATACATGAGGTCGAATGATTTAATCTGGGGATTGAGTGCTGTAAATGTTTTCAATTTTTGTTTCATGCAGGAATATGTTGCTATGATGTTAAATGTTCCTGTGGGCAAATATTATCATTTTGTGAACAATCTTCATGTTTACGATGATTTTCTTGACCTTGTAAAAACAATTTCAAATTATAATGAAAATGATTTCAAAACAAATGAATGTTTTTATTATGATGACAAAATGACATTTGATGATTTTAATAGAGAAGTTGTTGAACTTTTCAAGTTTGAAGAAATGACAAGAGAAGACAAATCTATTTTATCGTACAACAGAAAAAATAGTTTTTTTGAAGACTGGGGGAAAATATTTCTTGTAAAAAATAAAATTAAACCAGTGTTCAATAATCCGTTTTTGTATAATTTATTTGGAGGATAGTATGTGTTTAAAAATTAGTGATTATCTTAGGATGTTTCATGTTGAGAGACTTTCTGGTGTTTTCCATATCAGGAAGTACGATTTGGTTCATCACTCATTCCTTGTTGGGATTTTGTTTGAGAGATTTGCAAAGAAAGAAGGAATTGAAATCAGTGCTCAAGCACTTTCCTCAGTTCTTCATCATGATGTCTTTGAGACAGTGACAGGTGATTTGTCTTATGTTGTTAAGAATTATTCGAGAACAACAAAAAAATCATGGGAAAAGATTGAAGATGAGATGTTGAAACGGGAATCAAGATTTTCTGACTGCACGGATGAACACATGAAAAGTGTTCTTTCTCCACTACAGTTCACATTGTTCAAATCATGCGACCTTTTTGAACTTTGGATTTTCATTGTCAATGAATATCTTTTTGGAAATCATCATAATGATATAGTTGAGATAATGAAAAGATGTGAAGAAATTATTGAAGGTTATGGAATTCCATCAGTTATAGCAGAAATGTATGAATATAAAAAGGAGGTTGGTTTATGAAAATATCTGTCTTTCTTGGAGTAATTGGTTCTGGTAAAAACTATTATTCAAAAATTTGTTATGATAATTCAAGAGCACCTGTTTATATTTCTTTCAGTGAACCAATTAGGAATTTTGTCTGGGGTGTGTTAGGTTGGGAACCAAGAAGTGACGAAGAGTATGCTTCTTTTAAAGATAAATTTTCTGTAGAAGTAAGAACAGATGATGACAAAGTTATACATTCAACATCAGGAAGGAAGATTCTACAAAATCTTGGGACAGATGTTCTAAGAAATATGTATAGGGATGACATTTGGGCAGAAATTTGGGGAATGACTGCAAAGAAAGTCATAGAGTCTGGTCTTTATTCAGACATTATTGCTTATGATTGTAGATATGTTAATGAGGTAGAAAAGATTTTTGAGATTGCAGAACAATACAATTGTGATGTTGAATTCAGATTTTGTGACTTCAGGTCTGAACGATATGTTATACTTGAACACGAAAGTGAGAAGTTGGCAGTTTCCCTTCTTGGAAAGTTTAAAGACCAAGAAGATATAACCGAATACATGAAGGAAAGATATGCAAAACATTTTTCAATGATGGATTTAAGAAAATTGTAAGTAATTGATTTTATTTAAAAGTTTTTTAACAAATTTTCTTTACTTATATCAAAAAATAAGATATAATCTTCTTGTGAGTTGTTAATTTTTATTTGATGTTGGAGGTTGTTATGACAACAAAGGAACAACTTCTTGGTAAAATGATTTCAATTGGATTGATTGAGAAAGTCATTCCTGTTTTTGCTTATGGTTCACTGAGATATGAAATGAGCAATCATAGATGTCTTGAAAAGTCATTATTCTCACACTCTACAATTGTGCACAACTTTGATATGTTCTCACTTGGTGCTTATCCATTCATCTCAGATGGAAATGGTTCTATCGTTGCAGAGTTTTATTATGTCAATGATGAGACATTCAAAAAACTTGATGACCTTGAAGGATATCCAAGATTTTATAACAGGAAGGTTGTTGAAGCAAAAGATGGTAGTAAAGGTTGGATTTACTTCATCAATAACAAAGAAGGCAGAGAAAAAGTTGAGGGTGGTGACTGGGTCAAATTTAAAAATAAATAAATGTGTGAATATCAAACTAATGGAGAAATAGATGAGCAAGTATGTATTGAAAGAAAACAAGATTGTGAAGGTTCAATATAAATTAACAGAAGAAAAAATCACATTCTTTAAAAGTGAAGAAACATTTACTGGAACGCCGATGTATCTGGTTAAAGTTGAATCACCAAAAGCAGAAGATGATTTGTATGCTATGTTTTTTAAAAATGATGATGATATGTTTATTATTGAATATGTTTTATGGGATGGCAAAAAATCGTCAGAGTTTAAAGAAACAAAAGTCCGTGACCCAAAATATAAACAAAAAGAAAAAACACAATTAAGTGTTTTGATTAACATTTTTAATAAAGATTGGAACATGAATTTAAAAGTTAGTGAGCTTAATAAAATATAATTTTTGATTGGAGTTTTTATGCATTTTAAACCAAAAACAAAGACAGAACTTTCTTATTTAATTATTAAAGAAATTAATAAACAAGGAAACAGTGCAAACCTCAACCACATAGATGTTTCTTTGATAAAAGATTTCTCAGAATTATTTGAAGAAATTTTTTTCAATGGTGACATATCAAAATGGAATACCAGTAATGTCATAACTATGGATAACATGTTCTTCAGGTCTTCATTCAATGGAGATATTTCCAAGTGGGATGTTTCAAATGTTGAAAATATGACAGGAATGTTTTCTGAATCAGAGTTCAATGGAGATATCAGCAAGTGGAATGTTTCTAAAGTGAGAAAAATGTCATCAATGTTTTGGGATGCAAAATTCACTGGCGATATATCCAAATGGAATGTGGGCAATGTAAGAAAAATGGATACAATGTTTGCTGATGCAAGATTTAAAGGTGATTTGTCTAAATGGAATGTTCACAAAGATTGTAACAGAGATGATATGTTTATTGGTTGTCCTCTTGAAGAAAATCCTCCATTTTGGTATAAATGATATTTCTTTTTAAAATAAAATAGATAAAATCAAAATTGTTGATTAATTTGGAGGGTGTCATGGAAAAGTTCAAGAAAGTTCTGTTAGAAGAAATCAAAAAGATGAAACCAATTACAAAGGAATCATATGGTTCTGAATTTGAAGCTGGAGAGGAAAATGGATATTATTCGGCAATCTGTGATGTGATAAAACTTTTGGAGGGTAAATGAAAAATTTTATTTTTATAAATCTTGGAACAAGTGGTTCAGGAAAGAGCACAAGATTGAACCAGATGTTACTTTTTCTCAAATCAGAGGGATTTGAATATGAAGAAGTTCTTTATGATGAAAAAGTAGTTGGTTATCATTTCAAAGATTTCAATACTACATTCATTGGTAAGTGGTATACAAAAAATGGATTGGATAGGTTTCAAGGTTTAGACTCCACAACAGGAATTTTTGGTTCATCAGAAAACATAACAAAATTCATTGATGAAAGATTAAAAAATCATAATGTTTTTGTTGAAGGTGCAGGGGTCACTGATTCTTTCAGATTCAGACCTCCTTATTTTTATGAAACATCAAAGGAATATATTGACAGAGCATTCTTTTTGATTTATTATTATACACATGATGATAAAGGACACGAAGAGTATCAGAAAAGAATTGTTATAAGAAGTGGCAAGCCAGCAGGAACTGCCATGTGGGGTAAAAATAGAGCATTTTTAAGAGCACATGAAAAAGTAGGAGAATATTTTAGATATATCAGAGATTTTAAAGTTGAAAATATTTTGTTATCTTATGATGAACCAATAACAAAAACAGGAGAATTATTTCTTGACATTTTTGATAAAAATTTGAAAGAAAGATTTATTGAATATTCAAAAGAAAATGATTTTTCAAAATTGAATAGGTTTGAAAATTGGGAAGAAAAGGATAGTGGATATTCTGATTCATTAAATTTATTTTAGAGAGGTAACTCATGTTTGATAAAAAAACTTTTACTTATGGTTATGAGATAGAATGGGGAGATGTTGATAGAAGAATAGAAATTCCAAAAGAACTTGGTAAATGGGAATATTGTGAAACAGATATTGTAAACATGTATGGTGAATATAAAGGTATTGCATGTGACCCACTTGGAATTGAACCATTCATGGGTGGTGAAATCAATACAATGCCAACAAAAACATGGCAGGAACAAGTTGATTTGATTATGAAAATAAAAGATATTTTTCTTGAAAAAGGAAATAATCCTTCAGCTTCTTGTGTAAATCATGGACACATTCATATTTTTATTCCTGGATTAAAAGATAATATTTCTGCTCTCAAAAAATTGATGAAGTATATAATGTTGAATCAAGATATATCAATTGAAAAATGTTATAATTATCAACATAATGATGAAATAACAAAAATGAGAGGAACATCATATTTAAAGTATGATGGTGGCAGGAGAATGCCAGAATATATGATTGATAACATTTTAAACAAGACAGAAAATTTTAGTGACTTTATAAGAATGCATTGTGCAGGTAAAGATGGTGTTTCACTGGGAAGACCGTTCAGATATGCAATAAATACATACAATTTGAAACATATTGGAACAGTTGAATTTAGATTGTTCAGGTCTTCAATTGATAGAAATGAAATTGAAGATTCTTTTAGATTTGTTGAGATGTTTATGGATTCAGCATTGAACGATGGTGATTCAGTTGAAGAAATCTTTAAAAAGAATACTTTTAATTTTCCAAAATTTGTTTGGAATTCAGAACTGTATGAAGGATGGGTAAAAACAAAATATCCCAAGGAAAGAGGAACCAAAAAAAGAGAATTTGTTGATTTGGATTATGTTCCTAAAGAATTACCAAAAATGGAAGAATTGATAAAAAATATTGATTCAGAAAATATATTTTGAGGATACAATGGAAATAAAAAAAGTTAAAAGAGAAGAATATGTAAATTTTTTTACAGATAGAAAGAATGACAAATTTGCAGGAACATTTATAAGTAAATGTGATATGTTAAATAGATGGGATAATGTTATAGGATTATGGGATGGTTCAGAACTTTTGGGAGCAATTCTTGTAACTCTTTCAAAAAGAAAACCAACTGTTGCCAACTTACAACTTCTTCACACATTTTTCAAACACAGAGGAAAAAGTGTTGGAAAGATTTTGACAGAATATTCTTTCAAAGAAGCAATCAAAAATGATGCTAAATATTTTAGAGTTTCATCAGAACCAGAAGCTCTTTGTTTTTATCAAAAAATTGGGTTTAAATTTTGGGGCAAACAAAAAAGTGGTTGTTTCTTTTCCATTTTTAAAATCAATGATGAAAACATTAAAAACGGCATTTATGATAGAGAAAATGAATTGATAAAGAAATCAATTTCTCCGAGCAAAATGAAAGGAAGTGTTGTTGAATTATTTGAGGAATTAATTTAATGTGTTCAGTTTTAATATTTAACACAAACAAAATGGACAAATTGAAAATATCCTTTCTAAAAGAAATTTTTGTCCAAAGTAAAATAAGAGGACTTCATTCAACAGGGTTTTCATTTATTGATAAAAATGAAAAATTGAAATCATTTCATTTCAATAAACCAGCTGATGAAGTCATGGATGAATTTGATTTTTCTGAAGTTGATGGAATTGAAAATTTTAAATTGATAGGTCATACAAGATATTCAACATCAGATATAAAATA